TCTGATCCAGTTGCAGTTGTCTCTCAGAGTTTAGGATAGCAGGATCGTTTGCCTTGTACTCAATCTTGTATCCATCCTTGGTTGCCTCTACCTTATAGGAAGAGTAGTCACCCTGAGGGAAGTTGATTACAGGAAACTGTGGTCGATTTATTAAATGACCGAGAGCACCAATGTGAGCAATGCCAACTAAAGATGCCAATGCCAACCCAGCGGTCTTTATTGGTGATCTTTTAGTTGTTGGTGTTTCCGTTGGCGTTTCGGTCTTTTTCATTTTAGAACGGGAGAGCGGGTCCAGTCGTCTTAGGAAGGGACGCACCACCTTGGGGTATAGCACCACCAGTTACAGAAGGCATCTTAGGCATAGCACCTTGGATCATACCAGGGAGTGCCTCAGAGAGGGAATCTGTTGCTGCCTTGATTGCCTGCTCCTTAGCAGATTCAATCAGAGCGTCTTTGTTAAGATAAACATAAGCCCCACCGCCAACAACGGCAGCAGATACACCAAAAGACGCAAGAGCGAGTACATTGATGAGTTTTTGCATAATAGTTAGATAGTAGGCATTACGGGAGGTTCGCCACCCTTGTCGGGTGCCACCCCAGTGATCTGAATCGGGGCTTGTTCAATACGAATCGTTTGCGCTGGAGCCGTTTGCGCCGCCGCAGCGATGAGTTTCTCAAGATCTGCTTTGGAGACACCGCCGCCAGCAACCCCCTTGAACGTGCCGTCACCATTCTTCTTGGCAGTTTGAACCCCAAAAGTCGCGAGCACCCCTGTGAAGACGGAGGCGATGAAAGTGGGATCGAGTTTTTGCTCAGGGATACCAAGAGCAGGTGGCAGTTTGATGTAAGCAAGGGTAAGGATGCCACCAGACCAGACGAGGATACCAAGACGCACGAAAGTGCTAAGGATGGCAAGGTGTTCCTCGCTATCCCCAGCAGCCTCCTTGAGTCTGGCAAGCGGACCTTTCTTCTTTTCCGCCTGTTTTACCTCTTCCTTTTCAAGTGATTCTTTGGTTTCTTCCGACACGGTAGCGGAGCATGGCAGCTCTATTTATGCTTCTGCAACTGCTACTTTCTTTTTGCCGATATTGTATTTAGATTCCAAGATCCACTCGCCCTTGTCCTTGTAGGACAGGACTTTGATTTGATTAAGTGGTGCCAGTTGATCATCAGTTAGTTCATTAACAACTGTAATCAGACCCCAATCAGAAAGCAGACGTGCAATCCTATTACGTCTTTGCACATCATTGTCGCTGATGTTAGTTTGCTTACCATCTAGAGCAAACAGTTCTTTGAAATGGACAATATAATACTTGCCCTTCTTGTGTAGGATGTGGCAAGATTGATACAGTTTTCTCTCCTTGCGAGATGCAACACCGATTCTTGTCAAAGTTTCACGGACTTTCAGAAAATCATCGGGTTCACGAAGGGTGACTTCCAACATCAAATCTTGAGACCACTTGATCTCATCACTCATCTTTTTCCTCCAATGTCAAGTTTTGATTTAATAATGTCAAGTTGTTCTTTTGTCAGAATCCGCAAAACTTGTTCCGCTTTCTCATAGTTGTAACCATAATACCGCTTTACAAGGTCAATGTCCGTGTTGGACTCCTTCTTCTGCCAAGGAGAAAATCTTTTGGATTTCCTAACACTATATAGATAAAACTGATATTGAAGATCTTTGTCTAAATGTGCCATACCATTCATGGTATTGGCGTGCATTACCGTGTCGATGAACCCACCCAGACACTTGTTAATAACAAAGGCAGGATACTTAACCATTGCCCTTTCATCCTCTGTCAGATCCCCCTGCTTAAGGTTGATACTGTTCAGATAGTCCTTAAGAGGGATTTCGTGGTTAGACATAGAGTAGTTCTACTGGCGTGAGTGGTTCGACTTGGTAGTTCGTGATCAAGAGTTCTTGTTTGCGATTGTCTCTGCGATGCTGCATACCATATGTGATGTTGAAGTTGCGTTGCTCGTACTCAGAGAATGCTTCAGAGATCTCATCCTTCACATTATAGGTGACCATCCACTTGTGTGGACATGCTTTGCAAGACTGTGCAAACCAATCGTGGTCAAAGTCCTTATGGAGTTTTGCATTTGATCCGTACAGGTAAGAACCAATCATGTACGGAGGATCCAGGAAGACGAATACATCATCGCCTGGGTCCTGCATCAGATCAGTGTAGTCATAGTTAGTAATCGTCCATGACTGAATGATGTCCGAGTATTCTTTCAGTGCCTTAGCACCACGCACAGTAAAGTTCTGTCGGGATGCAGTGGCAGAGAATGCAGAGTTCTCAGTCAACCCACTGTAAGAGCACTTATTAAGAATCCAAAAAAGAACAGCTTGGCGAAAAGAGTCAGCTTCGTGAATCTCTTCCTTAGCAGTGATGAATAACTCCTTCGCTTTGGGTTCATCATCGTGCTCAAGTTTGATTGCTTGCAGAACATCAGAAAGATCGTCTCCATAGTCTTGGAGGACAGTCCAAAAGTTGTAGAGGTAATCATACTTGTCATTCACCCATACAGGGGTATCAGGATTTGCTTTGCTGAAAGCGATTGCTACAGACCCACCACCCAAGAAAGGTTCCCTAAACTCAGCAATCTGCTTAGGGAACCATTTCATTAGTTGATCAGCGACGCGAGACTTACCACCAGGGTATCTCAGAGGTGTCTTTAACTTCTTCATAACACTTGTAACCTCACTTGAGGGTAATCATCAGCAGTATTGTTGGTGTCACCTTCGGGCATAGTGTTGAAAGATATGCACCAGCGATCTTCTTCTTGATCGTTTGGTTGGGACTTATGCATCAACCACCCAGGGAACAGAATGAGTTTTCCTTTGCTAGCAGGAATCTCTTCGTAAGGTAACCACCCGTCTCTCCGTGCAATCTCTAATGCATCAAAGTTCCGTGGCGTTACTGGATCATGGAATACCGTTGACACTCCATCAGTCAGATACAGAATACCTGAGATGGCAGACATTGTGTGTCTGTGTAATGGATGGCATCCACCAGATTTGCCCTTAGAAAGAACTGCCCACATTAGAGAAACAGCAAGACTGTTCGTATCCAAGTAGTAGTGTACCATATAAGAGTTCAAACACTCTTGGATCTGCCGCAAGAGATTAGAAAACTCAGGACGCTTGTGTAGATCTCCACGAGATGTGTAGACAGTCCAGGGAAAGTTATAGATCCCCAGTTCCTCATTGTGCAAAGCGTCCCATACACACTGGTCAATCTCAATACCCTCAAACTCCATCACCTCAGTGGGGAAGAGTTTGTGGACATTAGAGATTTCCTTTAGAGGCAACTTGTTCATTTGTACTCACACCTCATCATCAACTCTGTCAGAAATGCCACCAAGTTGATCTCTTGATCAACAACGAAAGCAGACTTGTACTGATACTCACCGATGATGAGCACTGCCTCAGGAATACTCTTGGGTTCAAGGTAATCATAGAGCGAGTCATACACTTTCCTCATGATTTTGATGGGTTCGTTGTCCAAGTTTTGAACAACCCACTTACGCATGTTGGTGAACTCACGACCTCTGAGATATTTAACAAGGTCTTGAATCTGTACGTCAGTGCCCTGAGCAAGGACACCAGAGTCAATCTTGCCGCGAGAGGAGTACCGCTGCAACTCATTCAGAGTACGACGGAAGTCGGGGAAGTGCTTCTTAACCAGAGCAGCAACCACCTTAGGATCAAAGTCAACACTCTCTTTAGTGAGAATGTCTTGAGTCCGCTTAAAGAACTGACCAGCAATGGCAGTCTTGTCAGTGCCCTTGAGGGCAAAGTCAATCACGGCACAACGGGAGTGCAGAGGTTCAATGATCTTGTTCTTGTAGTTACAAGTGAAGATGAATCGGCAGACCTTGCTGAACTCCTCTATGGACGCCCTGAGCAGCAGTTGCACGTCAGGGGTGGTGTTGTCCGCCTCATCCACGATGATGACCTTGTGACGTGCCTCAGAGGTCAGAGAGACGGTGCTAGCAAACCCCTTTGCTTGGTTCCGTACAGTGTCAAGGAAACGACCTTCGTCGGAACCGTTGATCACGATGTAGTCCGCACCCAACTCTTCGCACAGTGCCTTGGCAACAGTGGTCTTACCGACACCAGCGGTGCCAGCAAGAAGCAGGTTGGGAATCTCACCCTGGTCTAGGAACCCCCTGAAGACTTCCTTGGTGGAGTCTGGCAAAATGCAGTCATCGATAGTCTTAGGACGATATTCTTCAACCCAGAGAAACATAATGTAAAATCAGCGATCAGGATACGGAGTCGGGTTCAAGGGCAATGAAGTATTCAACGTCAAGGTTTTGACCCTTGAAGTGTGCAACCTTCTTGTCCGAGATGTTCACAACATAGTTGACAGAAGTGGCAGAACGTTGTGCCTGTGACATAACTTTAAGGTTCTCAACCTTGAAGCAGAAACAGTAGTCACGGTCGTCCTCACCAACCTCAATCTCAAATGCGTTGCTGGTGTCGTTCTTCTTGTCAGTAACAGACAGAATCATCTTACCGTTGCTGGTAGACAGGCACAGGTCAGGAACCATGTACATCTTGGCAGCACGTTCGATAGTGATCAGAGTGTCAGAAGACAGATCAAACGATGCAATGGTGTCAGGCAGACTGAACTCTTTCTTGGGAGGAGTGGTGATGATGTCAGGATCAGCGTAGAAGAAGGTGGTGCTGGACCGACCGTTCTTCGATTTGACGCGGCAACGACGCTCATCGATGTCCAGTTCTGGTTGTTCGATCAGGGAGATACCACCCAGGAAGGTGGACAGATCATAGAATGCCATCTGATGAGGAAAGTCCTCAGGAACCGTAGCACGAGCAAGGATGTTACGGTTCAGTGAGATAGTGCTGATCTTGCTGCCTGGTTCAATAACAATCGACTTGTTGATATTGCTGAAGTTCTTCAGCAGATCATAGGTAACAGGGGAAAGACTAATACTCATTGAGGATACGTTTCAGTTTGTGCGTTTTTATCGTTGAAGTGGAGAAGGAGCATACCGTAGTGCAGGATTTTAACGATGTCCCTGCGGGCGGTGCCCTTCTTATCATACCGAGAGGCATATTTGAGGATGTTACTTCGGCAGAATGCCTCAGCGTCACCACATGCCTCAATCAGATCGAGTGTCTGGATAGAGTCATTACCAGAGGAATAGTGTTGACCGTATGTGCTCAGCACATAGGCAAGCAGTTCCTCAAGAATGCGATCTTCACTGTACTTCATTTCCATAATCAGACTTGGTTAAGTGTACTACGTTTTTCAGAAAGGTGCAACATCGGTAAGGGTGTTGGCAGTATCCACCTCAGCATCAATCTTATCATACAGTTCGATGAAAGACTGCTTGGTTTCATCATCGAAACGGTTGAGGCAGACTTTGATTGCCTTCAGACGATCACCAAAGATCGCAAAGGCACGGATGATGTGCACAAGACGACGGGTCGAGATCACCTCGTCAACACCACCCTCAGCAAAAGTCTTACGGATGATGTCTGCCCATGCAACGAGAGAGTTAATGAAGGTCTCTTCGCAGCAGTTGAGTTCTTGGCAGTAGTTGTTGAGCAGTTTGGTTTCGATTGCAGGAGTGGGATACTCTTGCTCAAAGGTCAGGGGGAATCGTTCGAGGAACGCTTCGTTGAGGACGTTGGTTCCGACGAATCGACCGTCTTCACTGCCCTTGCCCTTAGTGTTAGCAGTAGCAACCACAGTAAAACCACTAGCAGGTGTGACATATCGACCAATCTTCTTAAGGAATACACCTTTGCCTTCCAGTACAGACTGCAGGCAGAGGATTTTATTGCTAGCAAGATCGATTTCGTCAAGCAGCAGGACTGCGCCGCGCTCAAGTGCTTCGATCACAGGACCGTTGTGCCAGACCGTGTTGCCGTCTTGGAGACGGAATCCGCCAATCAGGTCGTCTTCATCGGTCTCAACAGTAATGTTGACACGGATCAGTTCACGACCGAGTTGTGCACATGCCTGCTCAACAGAGAAGGTCTTGCCGTTGCCAGACAGACCAGTGATGAACATGGGGTAGAAGATATTGGACTTGATGATCTTCTTAAGGTCACGAAAGTTCCCGAACGGGACAAAGTTGTTATCTTCTTGCGGAATCAAGTTAGTATTTTCCCGTACGGTAACATGGTTAGAGAGTTGTTGCTCAAACTGTTCGCGTGCTTCTTGCACGGTCAGATCCCACTTGCCCCGACCAGACTTGTACTGCTCAAGACGCTTAGTAACGGTGGGGTAAGACACGCCGAAGTGGTCAGAGGCAGCAACAAGGTTTGCCGTCGAAACTTCGGGACCAAAGGTGCTGGTCAGATAGGAGATCAGGTCTTCGATGGTCACGTTAGAGAGGCGAGGCATGTGGTGTTCTGTTGATTACCCACTTATTATAGGGGCAGAGTCGGGGCAGACTGGGGCAGAGTGGACAGTTAGGCAAGTGGTCTCACGAACTCCTGACTGACCACGTTGGTGGCGTACATCATGGAGTACATGTAATCCACACCATCTTGGGGTTTTGTATGATCACCACATGTGAAAACATCACACACCGCCATACCTAACTCTGGCCATGTGTGAATACTAATATGACTCTCTGCCAGCATGGCAACACAAGTTACACCTTGAGGATCAAACTTGTGAGAGTTCAATGCAAGAAGTGTGGATCCACACTTTACGCTGGCATGATAGATGACATCTCTAATATATTTTTCGTCATCAAGAAGGACAGCGGAACACCCTTTGAGGGTGAAGAGGATGTGTCTCATATCCAATCAGGTTTACGCTCAGGTTTACGAAGGTAGTTGCCCGCTGCCCAGGGTTTTGAAGCAACATACATGCGATACGCAGTCACTGTGTCAATGCTGGTATCAAGTTTGTACTCATCTGGCATGGCACGTACAAAGGGAGAATGCTTGTTAGAGCAAGCACCACTCCAATATATGTTTGCCATCTCGATAGTGTTTTGGCAAGCATGAACCTTACCATAACGGTAAGTATATTCATGGCACAATGCAAGACCGTGCTCAATCAACCAGGCGATATTGTGCTTGGTTGCTGCTGCCCACTTAGTACAAGGGTGATTTTTGAACGCACCCTTTTTAGTATTATACACTGTGCCGTCCGCTTTGAAAAGGGGGGCAATGTCGTGATAGTGAGGACTGTAGATAATCGCTAACATTTGTGCCGTTTCTAATGGCATCTTGACGATGTGCTTGTCTGGCAACATTCCTGCTGCCAGAACTGGATCCTCATCAACTACAAAGATGTTCATGCGATCTTGGATACGAAAGACGAAAGGATTTTCTTGTTTGCTGCCTTGCCCTTGAGAGTCTTGCGGAATGCAGAACGGATCTGAGACTTGGTAGCATCCTCCTTCACCTCAAACTCTACATCGTTATCCAGAGCGGAGGAAACAATCAGGTACAACTCTTCATATCCAGACTCCGTGATGGCAATCGAACGATCCTTCTTGAAGTTCTGCAGGGTTTTGATACTACCAGAGAATCCCTGGTACCGCTGAATCACACGAGTGCACTCACGATTGCTACCGATACGGAACCCCAGAATGTTCACATCTTTGTGAACCTCTTGGACATACTGAAGCAGAGCATCAGTGAAGTCACCCTGCTGCCAACCACTGCAGGGTTTGAAGACACGACCGCTGCGACGATGGCGCAGACGAGTGTTGTCACGAACTGCAGAGGAGAAGATGTTAGACACCGTTTGACCGTCAGTCCGAGTGTAATCCCTGTGCACCCATTCAGAGGATGAGTTGGACTCACCATCGGTCAGGATAACAACGTTGAGTTTCTCAACGTTATGCTTTGCACGGAAGGCAGGAAGCAGTGCAGGCAGGGTAGCGATTGCCTCATTGAGGGGAGTTCCGCCCAGTTGCATAAACCCAGGGATGGGAATGTGCTTCCAGTGAGACTGCTTGTGGTAGTCCCAAGAACGAACAGAATACTGATACGCAATGCGGAAGAGTTGTTGTGCAGACTCCTTGAAATCGCGGGAGTTGCAAGAACTATCTAGCAAAGACATCAGGTGGAACGAAGCATCAAATGCCAGAGTGTGATCACGCTTGGACGTGAGAGGTTGAGGAATCTCGTTATCGGCAAGACGGACGTTGGTCAGGTAGTAATCATATACAAAGGCATACACATTGAAAGGAATGTTGACCTTGCGGCAGAAGTAGGTCAGAGACAGCAGTTGCTTGACAGTATCAAAGATACACTGAGACATAGAACCAGACCAGTCCAGCAAGAAGATCATTCCGTGGTTCTTACCATCAGGGCGAGACGAGATCTTCTTGAAGATATCATCATTGAACTGGTAGGTGTGCAGTTTACGAGTATCAAGAACACCAGTGCGAGAGATAGTTGTACGTGCATAGGCAGCAGCAGACTTCTTCATCTCAAACTCTTTGACGAGATAGTTTACCTCGCGGTCGGCAGAGTCGTTGAACTTGCGAAACTCACTGTCAATCTCACTGAAGTCAATACCAGACTCATCATAGCGTTCAGCATCAGAACCGATCTGATTCCAGAACTTACGGATGTTCTCACGCACCCACTTGTTATCAACAATCACACGATCAAGGTCGGGATCATCAATCTCAACGTAACGGTGCTCATCCCAGGAGTTGTTGGAAGTATTATTGCGAAGGTTTTCTTCCAGAGAGGCATCGGTCTCTGCCACATCACCTGCATCATAGGAAGGAGTCTCCAGATCTGCATCGTTATTCTCCTGCTCACTAGAATCGGCGGTCTCTCCCTTGTCGTCATCAACAAAGTCTACGGGATTGCTGTTCTCACTATCAGACTGGTTGCTGACACCGTTGTTCTCTTGCTCATCATTGGCAGCGGGAGCATCCTGCTGCTTCTCACGCTCCTGATTCTGCAGGTCCCACAGTACACGAGCAGCAATCACTGCATCTTCAAACGTTTCTGCTTCAGCAACAAGGTCAATGTACTGGATTTCCTGAGCATCAAAAGGAATCAATGCATAGGAACCGATCTTGAAGTGCAGGTTGATACGGTCAATCAGTTTGAGTTGCTTGAGATCGCGGTCACGAATGCCAAAGAAGTCACGATCGTGGAGGTTATTGTAACCACGATAGAAGCACTTGCCGAGACCAGGGAACTTACCCTTCATGTGTTTCTCAACGCGAGCATCCTCAGTCACGTTGATATAAGACTTGGGAATATCTGCAGGAATATCGTATTCGTCAGTGGTGGGAGTGAACAGAGCATGACCAACCTCATGACCCACCAGCAGATCATAGGTGTCGTTGTCAAAATCTTTCCAGATCGGCAACTTGAGAACACGGCGATCAACGTCAAAGGATGCAGTCTCACAGACAGCGTGCTCAACGATCAGGTTCTCGGTGGCAAGCAGGCGGGCGAGGGTGCCTTTGATTTCTTGGTTGACGGTCATGGGTATCGCTTGATTACCTCCATACTATAAGACCCCCGACGGGGGTCGGAGGTCTTGAGTAGACAGTTCTTCAAGTGTCTCAGGCGCTGCTTGCTTGCACGGATTCGTCCTTTGCAAGTGCCCTTACTGTGTTTGTACTTCTTAGAGTGGTGTTGCCAGTTTGGCGTGTTCGTAGTCACGGATTTATTCGCGAATGACTCCTCTACTATATAGCATCGCGTAGAGGTACGCTAGAGGGGCATACAGACGCCTCTGGCACATCGTTCCAATGTCGGATCACTCCTGCAACAATGAAACAGTTAGTGACAAAATAAGTGAGAAGTATAACAGTCCGTATACTAGCAATGATATCCGCATCTTTGCGGTCTCGTCCTTCCTTTTTTCCGAGTGCATAACACCAAAGTCTCCACATTAAACGAAAACCCCTTTCTCCTTCATAAACTGCAGTGTTTCTTTCATGCTACCAATATGTTCACTGCCAATAGAACACTGGGGATAGGTTGCTTCTTTACCGAACTCAGCACGGAACTGGCGATCACTGAAGTCAACACCAAGAAGGTATTCGTGAAACTCACCACCAAGAGATTCAAGAAGCATTGCTATGCGTTCACACTCTTGACTGCCGTCTGAATAGATTACTACTGTGTCCATCATTCAATCTCCGTCATTCTAGAGAAGTCGTTTGGTTTATCGAAACTCACAGTGCGGTGGAACTTATCCAGAAGGATTTCCCCCTTGTGTGAGATGACGAATAGGTTTGTGCTTTGGGGAAGACCTTTCAAGATCTTCAACAAGTCTACAGTTGCAGCACTATCTAGCGAAGAATCAAACACCTCATCCAAGATTAGCAGGTTGGTAGCAACACTGTTCTTGAGTTTAGCAATCGATCGCCAAGTAAACAGAAGTGCAAGGTCAATCTTTTGCTTTTCACCTTCCGAGAAAGATGCATAGGTAAAGACATCCCTGAACCTAGACTTGATAACCTCATTGAACTCATCGTCAAGAGTAAAGTTGACGAAGAAGTCCATCTCTTGCAAATACTTATTGATGTGGCGGTTGATTGTAGGAACGAACTTCTTGATGATCTTCGTCTTAATACCACCATCCTTGAGCAAGTTACCAACAACTTTCAGATCACCAAATCTCTTATTGATTTGAGAACATGCAAACTGCTTCTCATCACTTGCTGCCAGCAGAACATCCAGAACTTCACGTTCCTTGTCAATGTTGGGAGATCCAGCATTGATCTCTTGTTCTAGTTTGATGTTGTCTTTCTGTAGACGTGTTTGTTCTTTCAGTAGAGAGTTGATTGTGTATCTCTTCTCAACTAGATCAGAGTTTACAGTTTCAACCTCATCAATCTCTGCTAGAACTTTTTTGATCTTATCAGTAAGATCTGCTACTCCAACATCATACTTCTCTATCCGTTCAGATAAAGACTCACACTGCTCTGCTTTCCATGCCTCATCAATCGTCTGAGTGCATGTGGGACATTCATCATTGCTTTCATAGAATGTCTTGTTCTTCTTGGTTTGATCCAAGTTCTGTTTGATCTTGGTACGAAACTCTTTGAGTTTATCGTACTGTTCCTTCAGAGTAGACAGATTAACAACCTTGGGTTCAGACTCAGTAACCTGCAGTTGCAGATAACAACACTCGTTATCAATCTCAGAGATGCGAGCGATGTTGGACTGCAACTTTAACTTCTTCTCATCCAAGTATGCAGTGGATTGCAGTTCCAAGTTCTTGATATTCTCTGACTTGAGGTCTACTGCTTGCTGAGCGAGTGCCAGTTCATGCTGACAGTTGCCAATCTCGTCTTTAGTGTCCTTGATACGATCCTTGAGGATCGCATTCATTTGTGAGAAGACTTGGATATCCAGGAGATCTTCGATAACTTCTCTTCGATGAGCAGCAGGGAGTTGCATGAAAGGAACAAAAGTGCTACTACCGAGAATAACAACTTGAGTGAAAGACTTAAAGTTAAGTTTGAGTACATTCTGCTCAAGGTATTTCTGGTAGTCTCGATTTGCTGCATCTTGATCTAGGAGAGCTCCGTTTCTGTAGATTTCAAAGATGGCGGGTTTCAACCCACGGATGACCTTATATTCTACGCTACCAATCTTGAACTCAACTTCAACACAACACTCTTTCTCGTTGATCGTGTTTGCTAGTTGAGGTTTGTTAATCTTACGAAAAGGTTTGTTGAACAAACCAAAGCACAATGCGTCCAACATTGTGCTCTTGCCCGCCCCATTAGATCCAATAATGAGTGTCGAAGGTGACTTCGTTAGATCCATTTCGATGAACTGGTTGCCAGTGCTCAGAAAGTTCTTCCAACGAAGTTTTTCAAAAATAATCATTCGTCTTCTAAATCGTCAGGGGGGATAATAATGTCGTCTGGTTCGATCACGCTATAAGAGTAATCGTGTATCTCACAGTTTTCCTGAACTGTTTCTTGATCGATCTCCAGAACTTCAAGAGGTCTGGAGAATCCATTCGCTACCAGTAGTCCATGATACCTGTCGGCGTCGTCTTTGTCAACAAACATAGTAATGATCCGATTGCCATTCCGTTGGTCAGTCACAGCGAAGACGCCACCTGATGCTTTATCGGTCAATACGTATGCCATTATTGTTGTGCCTCCAGGTACAAGGACTTCAGAATAGCAAAAATGTCATCTTTATTGTCTAGATCAGAGACACAACGCTCAAGAGTTGTAAGCGTGTCTTCTGTTTCAATCGCCTCATCAACATCTTCAAGATCCACAGTGAGATCTTCGATGATCTTGAGGTCTGCACATCCTGCCGTCTGCAGTTGTTTGATTGTCTGATCAAAGATAACTTGATCAGTTTTCTTTTCTACGATCAGTTTCACATAGGAACCATTGAGATTTTTCGGAAATCTAATCTCCTGTGTATCGTCATAGTAAACCTTTTGAAAAATGTCGTAAGGGTTCGGGAAGAACGTCAACTTCAATGTATCAGTATTTAGTACATGGAACCCTCGCTTCTGACCGTAATCACCCCAGTAGAGTTGGTACGGGTTACCGAGATAGTTCACAGCACCCTGCTGAGACTTCATGTGAAAATGTCCTGAGCAGACCAGATTAAACTTTCCGTATATGGATGGGTCGTCACCATGCTCCATATAATGACCAGGAATAGCTTCAAAACCGTTAAGCTCAAGATGCCCCATACAGACAGAAGCAGAACTGCTTTCCGTTTCCATTCGAGATCGCTCTCGATTGTCATCACAAATCCAAGGCAGAAAAAGTATATCAAGACCACTAACGTTACGTTGGCAAGGCTCATCGATGACAGTAATGTTGCTGTATTCTCCGAGAAGGAGTTCGGGAGCGTTAATGCGTAGAGTATTCTTGTAGTAGATATCATGGTTACCTACCAGCATCGTGAGATGCACGCCGCGATCTTGAAGGGGGGTGAACCACATTTCCTTCGCGGCATCAAGTGAGTTGAAGTTGATACTCTTGCGTTTGTCAAAGGTATCTCCTAGGGCAATGACATCGGTTATACCATACTTGTCAATGAAAGGAATGACAACTTTGCTGTAAAACTTATTATATTTGTCTATGAAGACTTGATTGTCATTACGAACTCCGAAGTGCTGATCAGTGATCAACAGGATTTTACTCACAGTTTGCCTCCAACTTTACCATCATTCATTACTCTGGTGGTCTCTTCACCCCACCCTTCTTGTCTGCCTTTCAGATAGAAGCGAGTGCTACTGATGCATTTCTCCTTTGTCATGGCAGTGACCAACTCCTCACCGTCTTTTGCTGCACTGTGCCACAACCCATACTGGGTCTTGTAAACACGGAAACACTCATCAATCCAGAAGTCGTCTTCATTACTCATCACGCCATCTCCAAGTACGTTCAATAATACCAAAGTCCAGTCCAAAACGGTGTACCCAGAACATGCCGCTTAACAAAGCACCACATCCAGACTTCATCTGAAGATAGGGCCATCCCTTGTAGTCATTCCATGAAACTGATCCTTGGAAAAGTGCCCACTGTTCGGTGAATAACACCTGAACATATAGATCATGACCAAAGTCTTCACGGTGCGAGAACTTAATAAGTTTCATTAGGACCTCATGTTTGTTTCAATACGGTATTTGATGGAGTTCATGTCCGCATGATTGACATCACCATCAGAGTGGAACACTTCATCGAAACCTTTCTTTTCGATTAGTTTGTCCTTGATATCCATCTGACGCTTCTCTTTAGAGATACGTCGCAGGTAGGCATAGTAAACGATTTGAGTAAAATATGCAAAGGGATTACTTGACTTTGCAGGGTCAAAGTTATCGATGTATTGCACACAGTTCTCAATCCCATCACCAATCATGTCTTCCTTGTACATGTAGTTGATGAAGTTTGGTCTGTATGAGAGGTGGGTAGCAATCTTTAGAAAGCATTCCCCAATATATTCTGTGATGCGTGGTTTCTCAAGTCCACGCTCTTTAGCAATACGTACCCGCTTGCGATACTTCACAAGTTCTTCTAAGAACTTACGGTTGTCAACGTAGTGCTGTTTTTTCTTTGCGGTCATGAGTACCATAGGAATATTTGCACCTGCACACCATGATACACAATGACCGTTTATGTGTCAAGGGTTGACAACATCTAATAATCTCATTAAACTAACACTGTAAGGGTTCAAGAGAACTCTATTAGCTTTTATCTGATGAGGGTGCTTTGAACAGTTTTTCCAGGATGGATCGTGCCTCCTTTACAGAACCACGACCGCCTAGGTGTTTTGGAATGTCTGTCTTATGACTATCGTCTGAGTCATCTTCGTCAAGTTCATTTTTCAACCAGCGTTTGTACACCAGTGTTCCTTCCCTACTCATGGGGGCGATGGAAATAATATCTTTCTCAGAGATGATGTAGAAATCTTCATCTGAAAAGTATTGCCATTTAATCAATCCAACGCCAACACCCATCTTGCCCTCCTGCTCTACTTGCACTTGTTTGGTGCGAGCAGGGTTCGTGATAAACACAATGGTTGTGCCAGGAGTTTCAACATCTTCAGTAGCAACCATCTCTCCTAGGATTTCTTCCCCAGAAGAAAGTTTAATAATGCCAAAGAACTGTTGATCGTGATTTACGTAGTTAATCATTTTTGAACTTAATCTTGGAGACCTCGTAGTTAAACTTCTCTTCTTGATAGATCTTGATTCGTTCTACCAAGTGGCGAAGAGTGTAGTTTTGTCTTGATCCTCTAGAGCAGTCATCAGCAATGTCATACAACACTGCCTGTGCTTTGTTTTCACCTTTGCGTAGGACACGACCAATGGATTGGAGGTTTCTTACGCGAGACTTTGAAGGGGACGCGAAGATTACATTGTGAAGATTCCGAATGTTGATACCCGTGGAAAAGGTTCCATAGGATGCGAGAATGATGGCATTGGATTCGGTTTCGCAAATCTGCCTTGCTCGTTCTCGTTCGGATGCTTCTACACCACCGTGAATGTAGAAGACCTTGCGGTCTGCATCCACATAAGTATTTAGCACCTCTTGTAAAACGTCTCCGTGCTTCTCCACGTAGTTGAAGAGAATGAGAGTATTACCTGTGAGGTCTGCTGCTAGTTTTGAGATGAACTTATTTCGCTTTGGATGTGATACGATGTAGTCCATCTCTTGCTGATAGTCATCGAATGGCACATAACCATGCTGCAACAGCAAGCAACGGACACGAAGTTTCGACAGCATTCCTGCTTCCATCAGGTCAGCAGTATTGGTCACTCGATTACACATACCAAACAGTCCTTCCAGAACCATCTGGTGTGTCTTCATACCATCGAGTGTACCTGTCAAACCGATGCGATATTTTGCGTCATGGCACTTGGTTAGAATGCCAACGAGACTTTTTGCCTTGTAGAGGTGTGCTTCGTCACCGATGATGACATCAAATCTATTAAAGAACTTCTTAGGTTCCTTGTAGATTGACTGCCATGTAGATACCACTACAGGGTGTTCAACGTATTTTTCTCGACCACCCATGATCTGATGGACGTAATGATCTGCTGCCCATCCATAATCTTTGAAGTCCTGGGTCAACTGAGTGACGAGGGATTGTGTCGGCACAATGATAAGAATGTTTCTCTCTTTCATCAGGTGCCATCTCACCAGAGTGTAGATGATCAGGGATTTTCCTGATCCCGTGGGGGAGAGTAGTAGTTTGCGATTAGCTTTAAGTGCTGAGAATACTGCTTTGAGTTGGTAATCTCGGATTTTGAAAGGCAAATCCAAAGATCTAACAAACCCCGCAACACCCTCAGGAGTGATGAAGGGGTCGGATTCATTTGGTAGTCCATAGAACTGACTCTCCTCAAGTTTGTACTTGTACCCACGTTCATCAAGGAAGTGCGTTACATAGTCAAAAAGACCCGCATATATCTCCCCCGTTCCTGGGGAGTACAGACGGACCTTTCCATCCCACACATGGGATCTATAGTGAGGCATGAACTTAGCACCAGGAACCTCAAAGCAGAAGTAGTCTGCAAGTTCTTGGTGAATATGGGGTTCTGTATTTACCTTGATGTAAACTTCATTCTTTTTGGTGATAACCGTCATCAATAACCCGCTTCAAACTTTCTCAAATCGATGACGTTTTTGATGGTGTAACCTCTGTTAGAGATTTGCCTTAAAACGCCCTCTATAAAATATAGGCAAGTTTCAAGGTAGTCTATTTTCTGTTTCGCTTTACACCAATCATCGTCGGCATAGACATACTTATCTAGGTCACCTTTGAGTACCTTGTGGTCAAAGGGTTTTTCCGCATATACTTTTGCAGGTGCTTTGCCTGCATAGTATTCATACTTCTCTTTGATGATGCGATTCATGTTCACCTGTGCATCACTCAGCATCAACTTGAATGTGCTATGATATGTCATCCAACGTTGATGAAGTCCAGGCACAGCAAGTGCTTGATTCACAAGGTCGTTCTCATCAAGAGGGGCATCTTCTGCCCATTGCTCTTGCAAACGTTCAAGATTTAAGATTGCCATTAGGAGAGTTCGGTCTTACGGGTCCCCTCAACCGCTTGAATCTCGTATGATCTGTATCTGAAAGTCACTGACGCAGCAGCATACTCTGTACCATCTACAGATGCGTTAAAGTCCAAAGCACTGAGAGATACAGGTAGTATATCATAAAATACGACCTGAAAGTTAGACCTAAAGTTTGAGTTTAGAACTGTCAACGTGGCGTCCGCAAACTTTGTTTCGGGACCTTGCATACCGTTGGTGAGTTCTCCCTGAGCATCCATGAAATCTCTACGCTCCCTGAATCTATCAGGGACACCCAGACCACGAATCCAGTTGTGTAAGATAATATAGTTCTCGATATCTTCATCCACCAAGAAGTTCATGGTGAATGGATCATATGTAATGTTCCCGTCTGATGGGAGGGAACGTCCGAAGTAAGTAGGTTGCTCTAAGACACCCAGATTGATTGAAGGGATGTTTGCAGACTGAGAGAAATAGGCAACCTTAGGATACTTTGCCAGCGTAAACTTGAACCCAATCGGGCTCAAGAAGTTCTTATTCTGTATCTGGTTCTTCCAGGTTGCCATACTGCTCAGTAATACCCTTTATATTTAGTTCCCGTAGGAACCACTTAAAGCACGTCTCAAGGTTATTTAGGTTGTTATTGCCCTGGGACACCCAGTCATGAGAAAACTCATAGACTGCTCGGGGGTATTCATTGAGGTAGTCTTTGAGCGCCATAAAGACCTGCTGTCGCAGTTCCATGCGATCATCAGCGTAACGCCAGTCTGTAGATAAACTCATTTGTCTTTCAGGAGTTCTTCAATACGCTTTCTAATACTAGCACGTTCCCACTCTTTGTGGTCCATATGCCAGTATCCATGTTTATTCTTCATGATCATTGTGCCGTGATAGAACATCGTGGCAGCAAAGATCAACAACAAAATAATCCCTGTTATTTCAAGGTAATGTTGAGCCATGGTAGTACGGGCGGTATTACTCCAATGAGTCGAAGCAGACCTTCAGCAAAAAGTGCAAGAACAACCCAACCAACACACATACTGATAATCGAAGCATTACGATTGTGGCGTCGTATGGCAGCATCAATCATCTCCTGCACTTCTTCTTTTGTAACATGCTCTGGTGCAGGCACATCCTCTCCCCATTTCCATTTCATGCCGCTTCTCCATACCAGAAGTCCTCCCAATCATCAGCATCCGCTTCATAGATTGGGCAGGGTTCCTCCATCAAGATGTCTATCTTCATGCGGAGTGCTCTTGCTTGCAACTCCTTGAGGTCTGTATCGTCCATGGGTAAGAGGTTGTCTAGAAAGTCCAAGTCTTTCATCTGGAATACTCGTCAAGGATGTTTAACACAGATGTTAGCGCCGCATGGGCACCATCGTGCCAATCCTTTCCTTTGTTTTTATGTTGTCCGTTGTACAGGGCGGCCTTGAGTTTGTACACCCTGGCAAGGAGATCTACTTTGGTCACGGATCCTGAACTCATTGGTGTCCTTTAGTATACTATATTTAATAAAAAAAGGACCCCGAAGGGTCCTTTGTAACAATGATTGTGAGTAAATACTCACATGATCACATGAGGTTAGCGACCTGTACGCGACGGTAGTAGCGGTTGGCGTTAGCGGTGAGAGCACCAGCACCTTGAGCGGTGCCTTCTGCGAACGGGTTAGCAACCATGCCGTAGCGGGTCTTGAAGCCGATCTTGGGCTGGAAGGTGTCCTGACCAACGGCACGAACCATTTGCAGGGGCACGTAGGGGCAATAGAACAGACCAGCGTCGTATGCGGAGGAACCCTTGTAACCAGCAACGTAGAAGTGCTTGTCACTTACGTTAGCGGAATAAGGATCAACATACACCTTGATGCGACCGTTGAGGGTACCAGCAAGGGTGCTGCTGTTGTCATCGCCGTTCAGACCAGCGTTGCCAGCCAGAGCGGGGGTGTAATCGAGAACACCAGCCATGGACAGAGCAGATGCCACATCAGCAGAGCAGATGAGGATGTTGCCCTTTCCGCGACGAGTCTCGTGACCGATTGCGTTCATGTCACGCTCGATTTGGAAGAGAAGACCTTTGAACTTCTCAACAGACCAACGACCGTTGGAGTCAACGTCCAGGTCGAAGATGCCAGGGGTAGCAGTGTTGTTCTGAGCGCCAGGACGAGCGATCTTGTAAACAGTACGAACAACCTCACGGTTGATCTCTGCCAGCACCTCGGTGCTGAGGATGTTTGCAAGCTCGGACTCAGCGTCCAGACCATGAACTGCCTTAAGGTCTTGAGCCAGCTCAAGGCTGTACTCTGCCTTCAGTGCACGAGATTGAGCGGTCACGGTGACCTTCTCGATGCTGAAGTTCATTTCAGCGAAAGCGTTACCAGCGCCATCGCCCAGTGCTTCAGACTCAGCGGTCGGCATACCACCAGAATAGGTGTAAGCGCCAGGTGCTGCGTCGTTCAGGACTGCGGGGTTAGAACCAGACTGTGCGGTACGACCCAGGTTGGATGCTGCGTTCTCAGCGGAGAACTCGGAATCGGATTCGTTGAAGAATGCCTCAGTACCACCAGTACGGTTGGTGCCATAGCGGGAGCGCATGGCGAAGATCAGTCCAGTAGGACCAGTCATCGGCTGAACACCAGCGATGTCATAAGCAATCAGCTTAGGCATCGAGCGGCGGATCAGGCTGATCAGAACGGGGTCGAAACCAGCAACAGGACCAGTAGCGGTTGAAGCGCCAGTGAAACCACCAGTGCCTGCGGACATTGTGGGGGCAGCTTCGTGCAGGATCCCACGCTCTTCACGGAGGAAGGATTCTTGGTTTTCGAGCAGGACAGCGGTAACAGCCTTTCTATACTTATCAGAGATACCATCGATCTCGGAGTGTTCCAGAATGGGTGCCCACTTTTCCTGCAGATGCTCGGAGTTGAACATTTGCTTTTGTCTCCTTAGTAGGTAAGATTAGTGAACTAGATTACAATCTAAAATCATTTAGACCAGCGAGAAAGTGCCTGAACATATGCGCTCATAGAACCGCTTACGTTCTGACTCTCGACTTGCACATCCTCAGTCAACTCGCTAGGAGTAACCTCGGGTTTAGTGGAGAAGTACGACTCACGAAGAGTTGCAACTTTCTCACGGTAGGTTTCTTCATTTTCAAACTCAACTGCTCCAGCAAGTGCTGCCAGCTTTTCCTTTTGGGTCAGCGACAGACCTTCCGAAACTTCGCTCACAATCCCATTCTTGGTATATCCGCCGATCTCGCGTACGAGAGCGACATTCTCCTCGATTTGATCGTTGAGTTTTTTCTCCATAATATCGAGTTGCTCGGTCATTTCGTCAACCAAGTCAACCTTCTCGTCAGAGATCTCAATGTAGTTCTCTGCGAAAACTTGCTTGAGACCAGTCATCATGCTCTCTGCCATCTCGACACGAATGCCGCTTTCAATGGCGAGTGCATTATCTTTAGTCCACTGCTGAACGGCGTAAGTCAGGTACTCATCTACCTGCTCAGCAAGTTCGGACTTAACTGTCTCAATCTCTTCTGCAAGAACTTTTGCGTAATCTTCATGCATACGCTCAAGTTCTTCGTTAAGGCGAGTAACAACAGCAGCCTCAAAAATGGTTGCTGCCTTTGCCTTAAACTCTTCGCTCAGGTCCTCACCTTCGGTCAGAGCAGCAACGTCGGCGGAAAGATCCACTTCGATCATTGTCTCTTCTTCTTCGGATTCGGTGAGTTCTTCACCTTCAACCTCAGCATCCTCTTTCTTGATGCTTGCGCCTTGGGACGCCGAAGCAGCAGAAGGCTTGGTTGTAGGTGCAGATGCGCTCTTTGCTACGACACGATACTTATTAGAATCGTCGTCGGGCTTGGAGTTCTGAGGGGTGGGACCGCCAAGATCTTCAACACCAGCGAGACCACTGCCTTCATTCTCCAGTTTTTTCTGGGGATCAGCAGGCTTCGCGTTAGCTGTCACTTGGTTCTCGTCCAGATTTTCAATCTCTTTAGACATTAGTGTGTCTCCTGGTACAAAGGTCTGATTTGCTATAGTTATTTATATATTACAAGTTTTGCAAAAACTGGTTAAATGCGGAAAGTTTCCTTTCCTCAAGTTGATTTTGCGCGGCTTGGTCAATACGACGCTTGATCTGTTCGATCTGCTCTTCATGGATGGAACCGTTATTCCAAATCCACTCTTTCCCTTCGTAGATTCCGTTAACGAATGCGTCGGGAGCAGAGGGATCTGCAACAATATCTGCTGCGGTTGCGAGCATAAAGTCATCACAGACGACCTTGCAACCATTGCTCTCTCTGATAGTACCAAGACCTCTGGAAGATACGCCCAGTCTTACACCCTCATCAAGCAGAGATTTTGCAATCTTGCCCATCGGGGTTTCCAGCAGACGTGCCTTACCAACAAAGTTGGTACCTTCTTTCTTCAGGGAAGTGATGAGGTGTGAAGCGCGATCAAGGTTGATTGTTGGACCCTCGGGGTGACCGAGTTCGCCCAGCGCACGACCAGACTGAATATAGTCAGCATCGTACTTTGCAACTTCTCTTTCAAGAAGTCCAACAGGGTACATACGACCGTTACGGTTTTTGATATCTCCCTGAAGGAATACACCCTCAATGAAATATTTTTTAGTACCGTTCTTGCCTTCGGTAATAACTACCTTGGCTTCTTCAATCTTCTCCGTGATCAGTTTCATCGTTTTCCTCTGAAGGTTGTTCTTCACCGTCTTCTTCTTCCTCTTCTTCCGAAGAGTTGAAGAACTGCTTTCCAACTTCATGCTTTTTCTGTTGGATTGCTTCCAGTGCTTTATCGTGCATCGCTACATTCACCAGATCAGAAAGATCTTTCTGACCAGCGAACAATGCATTTACAATGTCAAGAGACGCGGGGGATGCCATAGTAATGTGTGTGCACTAACATATATTATTTAGCACAATCAGATTTCACCGCGCTTGTAGTCCTTGGGATCGACGCCTTCCTCTTCGGGAACTTCGGGTTCGGGCGGTTGCAGACTCATTGCCATCTGCTCATGTTCCATCTGTTGCATCGCCATGGGATCGATCAGTTTCCCAGCTGCCATTTCCTCTTGCATCTGTGCATCGATCTCTGCGATCTCATCATCAGTTTGCTTCAGGACTTGACGACGCAAATACTCAAGGGAGAAATACTTTCCTGCATATGCATCCATCTGCTGAAGCAGAGCAAGACGCTCATTCAGGATTTCTTTTTCCTTGAGTTCGCTGAAATAGTTATCCGCAATGAAGTCATATTGGATATGCTCTTTCATATCATCCCATTCTTCAAGGGAGATAACACCCTTAAGAACGAGTTGAGTTTTCAACAGGTCGTTGAACAGATCACTGAAACGTTTGCGAAGTCTTGTAATAAACTTCTGGAACTTCACTTCGTCTCTAGTAATCTCAGCACTACGACCGAGGTTGAAAGTAGATTCCGATTCCAACCGTGACTCGGGCACGTTGAGTGCACGGTAGAGCTTACGCTGGAAATACTTAACGTCTTCCAGTTCGCCCAGGTTTTGCCCGCCAGGGAGGGTAGAGATTTCGGTGCCGCGCCCTCCCTCGCGGCGAGGAAGCCAGAAGTCTTCCAACATACTCATCATCTTTTTGTCGTCACGAATCTCACCAGTGTCAGCGTTGTACACCAGTTTGTTTCTGTAGCGACTCATGACCTCGCGCAGGTATTGCTCTGCCTTTTGCTTTGGCAGATTACCAACGTCAATATAGAAAATACGACGTTCTGGTGCACGGGACAGTCGATAAATCACCAGCGAATCCTCAATCATACGAAGTTGATTGAGTGCCTTAATCGCTTTGTGAAGGTGTGAAAGCACCATGTTTCTTTGCATGTCCAACACACCAGAGTGGACATAGCAAATGGCATCAGGTGCGATCTTTACTCCTGCCTTTTCATATCCCTTCAAACCTTTGGGACTATAGATGTAATACTCTATAGACTTAGGTGCGAGGACAGCAGTTTCGGGATCAACAGGTGCACGAAGACGATCTTTAGGCTGATCGTATTCGATAACTTTTTTGATCTTACGGGGATCGATGTATCTCAGTTCCGTTATACCTGCAGACGGATTCTGGACATCAATCATCTTGTGGAAGAACAGACGACCGTCGATATACCAGCGACGGAAAAGGTCGTATGCCTTACGATCAAAGTCTAAAAGTGACAGAATGTTTGAAAACTCATCGCGAATAACTCGCTTGAGTTTATCTGACACCATAAGGTTGGACAGTTCGATATCGACGGGGTGATTGTCCAGATCACCCGCGATTGCTTCATTTACGATATCGTTAACGGCGCTATCACACTCAGGATGGATCGCCATTTCTCTATAACGACCAATGACATCGGAGTCGCTTTCCTTATTAACAGCATCACCCAGGTCAACGTATTGACCAAAATAACCACCAGCAGCAATAGGTGCGGCGGCATCATCACTGTCTTTACGCACAAAAGAAGGGGCAGAGCCCTGACCCTTCTTACGTGCTAGAGAATAACCAAAAAGGTTTGCCATCAATATTGTCTCGTTTGATTGCCTAAGTTATTTAGGCAAGTTATCAAACACGACTATTGCCCATGTTCACGTCATCTGCGTATGTCCAGAACTGGACTTGGAACTCAACGGTGTACTCTTCGGGAGTATCGTTGTTATCCCATGCCAGATCGATTGCGCTGATGCTGCTCGGCCAGATGCCTTGGAAAGAATATGCTCTCTTCTGGTCACCTTGACGGGAGAACTGACGAACAATCGCATTGGATTGATAGTCACCAATCTCTTTGGCGTCTTGGATGTTTTGCTGAAGGTTTTGGATGCGGGTTGCCCACTCCTCAAACTTAGCGCGGAGTCTGAACTCTTGGTCGTTCAGAACTGTAACGGTCCAAGGCTCGAATGTGCGGTCACCAGCGATCTTGAGAGTACGACCACGATAGGGTACTTCAATAACACCGATGGTAGATGCGGGGAGGTTCGCTGCCTTCACGAGGAAGGTGGACATCAGGTTGGAACCCGAAATGGATTCGTCTGCGGAACCAGCGGACTCTTGTCTGCGAGACTCGGAACTACCTGCGGCACCACCAACGCCAGGACGACCTGTGTTGACGAGCTCGGGGAAGTTGATTTCGACTTGGAACAGATTAGGGCGAGCAAGATCTTCGATCTTGTCGCGGAAGTTGAAGATGGGAGAATCGATGAACCCACCCTCGATTTGACCTGGGGATCTTCTACGTTGATCAGCCATTGTTGTTTATTCTCCTAATGGATTGATAATGCATGTGAGGGGGAAGGGGGGACCGAAGTCCCCCGTTGTGTTACGAGGTGATCTCTGCGAACGATGCACCAGTTCTGGTAGCGGTGAAGGTGAGAGTGATGTAGTTGATGGAGCGAGTGGGCTTCACGAAGATCTCCGCGAAGAACTCACCACGGTCGATAGCATCAGCGGGATTGTTGGTGCCATCGCAAACTACAAGGAAGTCAACCACACCACGACGCGACTGAATGCGACGCAGGAAGGGTTCAACGATATTCTTGAACGACTGGCGAGTGAACTCGTCATTCAGTTCAAACAGTTGAGTCTTTGCTGCCTCAGCGATTGCTTGCTCCATAACCAGGAACAGGCGACGAACGTTAATACGATCGAATGCGGAGACATAACCGAGAGCGGTCTTATCACCAAAGAGAACAATGCCTTGACCAGGGAATGCAACGATCGGGTTGATGCGTGCATTGTAGAGCATGTCTCTGTGATCCTTCAGAGGAGAGTAAGCGAGTTTGATCGCGTTACGCAGTTGACCTCTGTTGAAACCAGCAGGGGAGAACCAGGGCTCTTGGTTGAGAGTTGTGCTAAGTACCAGACCAGCAACGTCAGCGTTACAGGGGATGTAACGATACTTGTCGTTGTACTTGTCGTAGATGTACTTATAGTTGTTGTCGAACACTGCATATGAAGTGCTTGACAGTTGGTTGAAGAAGTCAATCGTACGATCAACGATTTGACGGGTGCTAGGAACACCAATCACGTCTGCACGCGGGGGAGAAACGAATGCCATGCAATCCTTACGGGTTGCTGCCAGATCGATAACCTTTTGTGCCTTAGCGATTGTGTCAAGCTCGGTGCTCATCGAAGGACCCATCAGGATGTAGTCAACCTCTTCGGTTTCTGCATCGCTGTACAGATCGTATGCGCCAAGCAGGTTGTCACGAGACAGGGTGTAACCGTCAACACCACCTTGCAGATGGAACTTGATGGTTGCATTGTTCTTGGACAACAGCAGCGGTTTTGCTGTAGCAACAACAGCGCCAGGATTATCAACGTCAAACAGGAAGTGATCGGCATCTGCCTTGATCAGGTCAAAGTCAGTACCAACGCCTGTACGACCGAATGCACCGTTAGCGTTAGAATCGATATCGAAGATAGCGCCAGCTTCGTGAGAACCCCAGTAGATGTACTCGGAGTTGTTCTTAACAACATCGCGGTAGTACAGTGCCTCACCCTGAGTGCCGCGAGCATCGGATGCCTTAGAGACGTTCAAGAACTTCTCAACAACCGAACCAACGGTACCAGTCAGTTTACCGTCACCGTCGATAACCAGGATGTGCATCAGGTCATGGCGACCGCCACGATCTTCAACCCATGCAGAGGTTGTAGGACGGGAAGCAACGTTAACCCACAGTTGACCAGGAGCGAACTCGCGCTCTGCCCACGCATCAGCACTATCAGAGACAGTGATCAGAGCAGCGTTGGCGTCACGGAGGTTTGTGTTAGGAGTGAAGCGGGGGCTGCCAGCGTTCAGTACAGTGTACAGACGGCGCTGGATGCTTTGGATTTCGCCACTGTCACCAGTTGCGCTACCAGGAGCATTGTTATTGTTTGCCAGTTCGGTAACAGAATCGTTGACTTCCAGGACATCCGAAGAAGTGCCGTCGATGCTGACTTCCAGGCGGCGGGTTTCCTTATCCCAAGCAAGAACACGACCAGTTACGTTACCGCTGTTAGCAGTAAAGTAGTTGTCTGCTTCCCAATCACCAATAAGTGTGGAACCACGCTTGAAGGTCAGAACCACGGTGTAGTTATAAACTTTACCGTAGATGTTTGCTGCAGAATAGGAAACAGCGGAACCAGCAGTGAACTCCCACTCAGCGGAGGTGGGTTGTGCCAGGTACAGGATTTGATCAGGACCAGCGTCGGTCATGACCACACGCAGGGAGTTACCATAGACGCCAGGGTTGCGACCTGCCCACTTCCAGTTGTTAGAGGCAGACTCAACAGTGGTCTCGTAGGTGTCCAGGTTCTTGATCAGAGGAGCAGCAACACCAGTGGAGGTGCGCTCATTGATTTCAGTCTTCTGGCTGGTAACGGTCTGGATGGTAACAACAGACAGATCGGTGTGAGCAGCAGAGGTAGTACCCAGTTGACCACGAACGACGGTCAGGTCATCGCCAGCAATAGCGGAGATACGCAGGATTTCGTCGTCGATTCTGATGTAGTCGTTAGTAGTAGCACCCAGAGCGTTTGCAGAAGCAACGGTCAGAGTGGTATCAGAATCAAGGAAGGTACCACCCTCATTGATTGTGGTTTGAGTTGCACCAGGCTCGATCAGAGTTACGTCTGAACCAGCAGAGTGAGACACAGCAGAGGTGGAGAGTTGTCCACGAGTGACCACCACATCGTTACCCGAAACAGAGCTAATGCCCATGAGTTCAGAGTCGATGAGCAGCAGGTCCGCTACGTCAAAGTCAGTAGAATCAAGAACAGTCAGTGTAGTGTCAACTGCACTGAAGGTAGAAACAACGTATTGTGCTGTATCGATCGCGTTAGCGAGAGCTGCGTTGTTTGCTCTTACTACCTTGAGGGTACCACCATACAGCAGATATTGTGCTGCGGTGAACCAGTATTCGTAGTTGTAGTCGTTGGGACGACCGAACACGGAGAGAAGTTCTGTCTCAGAAGTGATGGAAATCACCTCTTCAACAGGACCCTTTTCAAACGCACCAACGATAGCGCCAACGTTATCAACCGTTGCGTTTACTACCGTGGTGAGATCTCTCTCGCGTACGACAACCCCTGGTGAAAGCTGTGTCGATGCCATCTGTTAAACTCCTGAGAAGTATTCATTCTGGGTGCTATAGATATTTATTATTTTCAATGTTTCAGGCGGGGAAACAATGCACGAACAAACTACCAGTCAGGGTATTCCCAAAATCCAGGCTTCTCCGCAAAACGTGCATTGATTATCCGTTTTTTGGTGCATTCCTTACACTCATACGAATAGGAGGATGGCAAATGTCCCCTATCTCTTCTTGTCAAATAAAATCCCTCAGTGAGTGGTTTGGTTATACCACAGCGTTTACATACTCTATCTTGAAATAGAAAGTGTTCAAACCTAAGTTGGTCTTCTAAATCCATTAACGGTATTCCCACATGTATGTCATATCACCATATTCATCAGCGTGCCATACATCTCCAGCAGCATCAACAAATGTATTATCCATTAGACCATCGTCAATGAAACCGAATGGTGCCATGTCTGCTTCAATCTGTTCTTTCTGCTCCATGTAGATTCGGTTCCTAACATCCGAATCATGGAGTTCTTTGAAGTAGTCTGTAAGTGCAACCCATGCAAATATAACCAAGCACATGGCAAGGTCATCATTACATCCTTCTTCTGCTTCCCATGCTTGTCCTTTTTGGATGAATGTAGTTAGTTCAGCAATCACATCATAATCGGATAATAATAGTTTATCGTCTTCGATTAGAGCTTTGAGGTTTGAGCAACCAGTCTTCTTCACAGTGGTGGTCATCTTCACACCCAACTGAGTCTTCTGACCAGAGAATCCCTGACCCACAACTTGACCTGCACGACCACGCATAGAGCACATCAATATGTTATCGTATTCCAAGTCAAACTGCAGAATGTCTGCAACTTGACCACCAATATCATTAACCTCAACCATAACATATGCATGGTTGTATGCACACGCAACTTGATGGATAATGTTTGGGAAGAGGAGGGGTTTGATGGTGCTGTTCCTATACTTTGCCACCATCTTATATGGAATGGTAGTAGTATCCATCACACAGAATGCCGAGTAGTCTTTACTCACACCCCTAGCAACGTCCACTGTCATCACATATGTGTGTTCTGGTATCGGATCCTCATATACATCTAGACCCGCACTACGAGTAATCGGTTCATCGTAGACAAGCGTCCTTAGTTTAGATACCGAGATCAAGGTATCAACCGAACCTAGGAACTCACACTCAAACTCAACTCGGAACTGTTCTTCCGAAGTGTTCTTGATGGTCTGCTCTTTCCATGCAGCGTCCCTCCCAGGGACTTCAGACCAGTGAACCTCTGTAGTGACATATTCATTCTTACCACGCTCTGCATCATGCCACAACTTGTAGAACATGTTCATGCCGTGAGGCGTGGAGATGATGATCACCTTGGTAGATTTACCAGATGAAATAGTAGGATAAACAGAACTAAAGAACTGGTCAGCGATATGATTCGGAATGAACGCGAACTCATCCAGAAATATGACGTTAAAAGACATACCCCTGACAGCACTAGCGGAAGTAGATGCAGCGAGGATTTTACTTCCATTCTCCAGTTCCAGACTACCTCTGTTCCATCCGAGGATGCCTTGTTGCATCCACTTGGGGAGGTTTTCATAGGACAACTGTAAACGTTGTAACATCTCCCTAGCGGTCGCTGCCTTGTTTGCAAGGATCGCTACGTTGACATTGGCATTAAACAAAACATACCACAACAGATAGGCAGTCACAACCGTGGACTTACCAGACTGTCGTGGCAGTTTTGCAATATTGAAACGATTTTCATGAAACTTTTTAACCATGTCAACCTGAAAATCGTACATATGGAAAGGGATTACGCCCTCGTCCAGAGATACAATCTTGATGTAATGCGTGACGAAATATGCTGGATCCTTACTGCACTTGATGTACTCTTTAACTTGCTCAGGAGTAAAACCCTGAGCCACGTTTGCTTTTTTTAGATTAGGATTACCAAGATAAACGTCCGCATTACTCATAATCAATACCTTTTGATACCTTTAGTGCCAGTTGGGAAAGTGGATTCCATTGCCCAGCACAACAGAATAACAAATCCAAATACAAAGACTGTGCTCATTCAACTAGAGTGCCATGGGCACGACGAATCTCACGCAACTCTTCAAAGTCCTTTTGCTTGGTGCCACCATCGTATGCCCAAGCATATCCCTCTTCGATCATTTGTTCGTTAAGGGAGACTTCTGCATCTCCAATGTAGAGCCACCCGAGAAGACGCCCATATTTACCCACACCGCCAACAAGCTCAGTCCTAACAGACAACTCATCGTCACCATTGATAGCACCTTCAAGCTTGTCCTTAAGCCAGTTGGTGGCATCGTATCCCAATGCTTTCTCTTCATCGTCCTTAGTTCGTTTCTCTGGTGTGTCAACACCAGCAACTCTAACTCTTTCTTTTTTATAAAGATCAAAACCGAGATCAATCGTGACATCGATCGTATCGCCGTCGAGCACTCTATCTATGCTGATCACTCGGAAGTTGTAACAACTCTTCCGACTCGGGGGTGTCATTGCGCCCATTACTTTTTCTTGCCTCCGTTTTTAGCCTTCTTCGCTGTCGCGTTGCCCTGATTCTGTTGCTTGTTGTTTGCAGACCCCTTCTTGCCCTTGTTCGCGGACTTGGCCATCTTCTTCTAGTTCCTTAAATGATAGGCGTAAAATATATATAACACAATACGCCGTGAATGCTAGTCCACAACAGAGAAGTAAGATTACTGACCAAACAGGATCATTTGTGTTTACCATGACTATCAAAAGGTGCCCAGTGTTGCCAGTTGTATTTGTGGACTGCCCACATTCCGATGATAGGAACGAATACTAAAACGAACCCCATGACACCTAGGCACCACGGGCGTTCCATTACCATTCTTGCTATATGTCCGAGTTGATGCATCATTGATCTGTAAAAATAGATATGAGGAATAGAAAGATTCCAAATGAGATCATGAAAATCAAGATGAATGTTTGACTTAACTCCATACGTCCCAGGGGTCGCTATTGTGTACACATGATTTAGGGTGTGCCCACTCTTTTGCATCTATGGTGTTCATTAACTCATAGAGTGCATTTGATTGACCTATGGATTCTCTTTCGAGATAGTCAATCCGATCCCTCAACCATTGGATTTCTTCTCGCATTCTAGTGATCTCATGTTCCATAACCGTCTGAAGTAAATGTCCACGTTGGTCAAACTATCTAGTGGAGCAGGCATAGTTTGCTCTGCCCATGCTAAACAAAAGTCCAACATCTCTTGGGTGACTTTAGGTACACCGAACATTCTGGAAAAAGACGACGCAGCAAAATGATACCGCTGCTTAATGCGCGGTTCCATTTCCTTTGTATTCATCGGACTCATAGTAATGTCCTTTCTTGGAACCGAAGTAAAGTGTAGTCAATACAAAGGGGATTGCAACTACAAGGAGTGCTCTTCCCAAGAGATGTTCCATGATTCTATATTATAGGAAATGTGTGATAGGACTGATGTCAATACAAACCATTCTGATGCGTAAGAAATAACCTGATGCTCTTTGTCATTGACTATAATGGTGTATTTCCTTAGCATCATCTAACCTACAACACACTATCTATGCTTCGGGGTCTGTGGCAGGATGATCTTTGTCAAGATCCTCTAACCGTTTTGCCCAAGTGTCACCACCTTCAGCACCACGCTTGGGGTTGATACACTGAAAGTTACCTAACTTGTTACAAACGAGACCAGCAAGATCTAGTTCATTACCGACCTTACCCGTACCAGACCAGTAGTGCTGCCCGTTAATCCATAAGGCACCACACTTCGGACACTCCACCCTAGACACACTAAGGTCGGAGAGTTCTTTGTCATTGATCATTTTTTGAGGTCCTCTATGAGCGAAGAAAAGTTGGTGGACGGAAGACCAAGTTCTTTTTCCAACTTTCGCTTCATACGCCACATCTGGATCTTAATCCCCGCATATCGAACCTGCAAGTCAATGTATGCAAACACTCGCATAGTCCCCTCAACTCCTGCATACCAGACCATCCAGAGTAGGATGCCGAATATGAGGTAGAAAGTTAACATTGGTATCATGCGGATACTCCCAGTATACCACTATTTACCAAAATGAGACATTCTTAAGACTACTCTAAGACATTGGAAGAGATTATTAAATCAGCAGTTCCACGCTCTAAGTGACTTAGACAGACGATCATCACCTGTATTATTCTCAGGTTTCTGTCTCTTACGCATACCCTTCATTCTCGCACAAAAACTCTTTCTACGAGGGTTCCCAACTTTTTTTGAAGGTGCCTTAAGATCGCTTCCTGGGTTCTCGCGCTCATACGACTTCCGACCCTTTTCGTTGAGTCCTCCTTCTGAGTTTTGTCCATCCTTTTTAGTCCAATCTGCTCCTTCATCAATCGCATTCTCCTCTTTCATTTCCTTGTCTTGGCAAGGAACTTCAAGGCACTTGCCGCATTTCTTACACCAGCGAGTGCCTTCGGGGCAAGTAACCCCTTCACCAAAATATTGCTTGAAGGATTTCATTTCCTTTTCAGATTGGGATTCTTAGGACAGTTTGCCTCATGCTTTTCAATCCAACTCACAGGGCGTTGATGACCACGAGGGGAAGTTACCTCACAATGGGCACACTTCCATGTGCCATTCTCAAGTTGCTCAGCCATAATGATACGCTCCTTTAGTTGTTTTCTTGGGTAGTTTACCACCTCGTACTTTCGTACCAGATGTTTCACCATATCCTTCGGGATGCTTGCCTGCCTTAGTCTTACCAATAGAGTCCGACTTAGACTTACTGCCCTTCTCAGTATAGTGCAGTTTTGCTGATTTGTCAGCATCTTTAGTAATCACGGATTCTTGCCCGTGCTTACGACCCATACGACGCATCACCTTACCGAAACGACGCTTGGACATCTTCTCAGGCTTGGAAGTTTGGTATGAAACCTCACGACCAGTTTCGCCACTACCATACTTGTATTCACCAACACCTTTCTTGTGACCGATGCCGTGCTTCTTGAGATCTTTCTCAAGAGTCTTGCGACCCTCACGATTCTTCTTCTCATCATCGCCACGGTCAGCAGAGATGTGACCAGTGACCTGAGTCTTGGACTTTTGCATCATGCGACCAGTGCGGTTGCCTTCAGCAATAAACTCTTTGAAAGTGATAACCTCTTCTTTCTTCAGACCAACCTTACGGGCAATCTTACTAACAATACCTTCTTTCTTCCTCGCCCTAGCAGCGTCTAGACGCTTCTGAATCTCAGGAGAATACTTGGGTTTAGAGGAAGACGAAGACCTCTCAGATTGCTTACGCTTAGCATAATCCATGTAAGACTCGCCAGGTTTGGTAGTCTTGCTGTAGTCTTTCTTGGGTTTGGCTGCATCAGCACGGTCTTCACGAGCACGCTGGTTAGCACCAGGACCACCCAGTTTCTTATCCTTCTCGGGATCGGGATGCCAGAAGTCACCACGCTCAACGATGGTCTCTTCTGTGTACTCAGAGCGATACTTACCACCAGTCTTCTTGTGGGTGTCAGCAAGTTCTGATGCTCTAGCATCAGCGTACTTCTTGCTCTTCACAGGTTTACCAATCTTCTTCTCCTTCTTACCATCGGTAGAACCATAGACCTGATAAGGCATCTCAGCAACCAGATCAGGGTGGGGAGCATACAAGGGACCCTCGTAGTTACCAGCAAACGTAGACTCCTTCTTAAGTGCTGCACGCTTTGCTGCTGCTTTCTTGAGAAGTCTTTCCTTTGCTGCTTCCTGTTCTTTCTTGGGAATAGCAGTGACAGCACCAACCTTTTGATCTACATCGCCAGGAGCATAACCTTCACTCTTGGTTTTCTTCTTGGTGTCAATCAGTGCGCCTTCACCATGCTTTGCACGGATAGATGCTTTCACAATATCAAGTGCAGACTTACCAGCATGTTGCTTCTGGTATGCAGTCTGACCACTAACACCCAACTCTTTATTGCTTAACTTCCTTGCTGGCTTGTAGTTGGAATAACGGGTGTTGCCATCAACACCACCACGCTCCATGCGGCGGTCCTTCATACGATCGTAATCTTCTTCGTTAATCATTGATTCACCCATTGCCTTTTGCTTACGAATCTTCTTAGGATTCTTAGTCTTATCTGCTGAGTAATCACTATCTTCAGCATCAGGATCCATAGCACTACGCTTTCTTGTGCTTCTTTCTTCATCATCCATCTTTGCACGACCACTCTTTGCTTCATCGGGAGAATAGGTCTGACCACTGTTGTACCATTCTTTACCAACGTGCCCTCTCTTCTTAGCATCGGTGGAAGCTTCTTTACGCTTATTCTTCCTACGATTTGCTTTGAAGTCTTTGAGGGTCATTCCCTCTTCGAGATCATATTCTTCCTTTTTCATAGGTAGACCTTTGTGTTTGGTGGAGGCGAAGTCTTTGGCGTCTTTCTTTTTCATGCTGGCAGCAACTTTGGCAACCTCAGGCGACGCCGCTCCTTCACCCTTTTGAGCAGCTCGGACCATACCCATGAAACGTTGTTGTTTGATAGATTTGGCAGGCATGTCATCAACCCGATACTTGTACTTCGTCGATATACATGGTCATACCGTTGTTGGTATCACCCATTGCCTGAATCTTGATGCTATTGCACAGTTGTGCAGATCCAGTGAATGCAGCACTCGCAGACTGATCAGAAGTGATTGTGATAGTGGTATCAGTTACAGCAGTAACCTCAACGTGATTCACGTTGTAAGCACCAACAGCAGCACCAGTGATAGTAACGTAATCACCAACCACAAAGCTGTGAGCAGGAGTGCCACCACCACCAACTGTCAACACACAAGGTGATGCAGCAGTTGCAGCAATAATGTTTGCTCTCTTGGGTCTGGAAAGATTGAATAACTCAGCACCATTAACAGCAGTGTGAACCACCAGAGGATCAGATGTCACATCAGGATCACCACCCCATGAAAAATGGTTGCTATGTGTGTCTCCATTGATCAGACGATAAATGCCAGTTTTGACAATGTGACCCGTAGTTGTTTGTGGGGTTGCTGCATTGTCTGTGAGAATCCCCAAAGACTGCACAGGTGTTACGACGTTAGATGCCATGGTGATACGTTACTCCTACGATTACTATTTATC